ATCTGAGTTGCCGTAATAATCAACCAGTTGTTACGAACACCCATAGCGCGTAGGTCTTCAGCAATCTGTTTGATTTTCATATATGTGTTTTCTGTGTTTTGATTACGATGGTTTGCAAGGATGTTAATATAGTCAATAACAACAACATCCATTTTAATGCGGCGCTCCTCTTCAATTTGTTGTAAATAAGCTTCAATATCCAGAACTGTTGCCTGTGATGTTGGGAATTGCTTAACAAATAGATTTCCGGGAGGTGTCAAACCATTACCAACAGCTTCAAGCTTACGCTTGATTAGGTCTTTGTTCCTTGCCTTCTCTTGGTATTCATTGATTGGAATTGTCAATAGGTTTGAACCAAGACGCTTTACAAATTTATGTGCCGCCATCTCTGCAGTGATCACCGCAGTATTGTGTCCCATCTTAACTGCAGTTGCAGCATCGTTTGCTAAGAAGATTGATTTACCAATATTCTGCTCACCGGCATATACAACAAGGTTACCACCCTTATCATAACCACCACCAAGTGCGTGGTCAATGAAATTGTAACCTGAACTTACTTTTTCAGTTTCATGCTGATCGTGTGCATCAGCATTAAAGAAGTCAAGACCTAAATCAGTATTAAATGTAAGTGAGTTTCTATCATTAATAAGCATTTTAACCTTACCAATAATTGCCTCAACATTCTCTGGACTAACTTCTGTTGATTTAATAAATTCAACAGTATCAATAAGTGAGATATCAAATGTTCTCCACTTAATCCATGATTCTGCAGTATTTGTCAACCACTCTTCATCATATTCATTAAGATTAACGTCAAATATCATGTCGATAATATTTGATTCAATCTTGTTTGCAGACTTTGAGCGTTGTGCTAAAAGTTTAGTCTGTTCTTTAGATGGTGTTTCGTGGTACTTTTCATAAAACTTAAAAGCAAGACGCGATAGAATATCAATTTCGTCGGACGTATAAAAGCCCGTCTTGATTGATTCTAGATATTTTGGTTTCTTAAGTGAAAGTCTAAAGAAAATCTTTTCAAAATCTTGCGTGAATTGCATATTTTATTTTTTAATAATACTTATACCCTTAATTGGTTATAAGTTTCGGATGATACATTTAATTATTCGATTGAAAACGAACCAACCGTTTGTGCGTATGGAATATTAGTCCATAGATTTACAGCAATAGCTTTACGCGTTCCCGAAGTAACCGGTGCTACTTCATGTACAACAGTACCTGCATCAAAAATAATCATTCTGTTTGGAAGTGCTTTAATAACTTCTGGTGCTTTATCTGCACCCTCAGTATAAATTAAAAGCTCACCACCTTCAAATGTTTCATCTACAATTGGATAGTACACAGTTCCTATAACTGGACTTACGATCTCACCTGTCTTATCAAACCAAGCTTCGTCTTTGTCAAAATGTCTAACTAAATGGTTTTTATGACCACTTTCAACCACTGCAGTCTGAATGCCAGTCCAATATTCAACACCCGAGATTTTGTAACCATGATACAATGGTGAATTATATCTCCACATCTGTTCAATAAGTACTTTCTTAGTCGTATCAGCTGGTGAATTCCACCAACCATCCCACCAATAGTATACACCTGGGTCTGCGAAGAACTTCTTGTCTTCTTTAATGCTTCTAATAAGATTCTCATCTTTTAGAAAGTTGTCAATTACTACAATCATTCGAATGGATTTATTATAATTTTATATGATTCTTTACCAGGCGTGGTGTTTGTTTGAAGCACGTAACCCATTTGTGTAAGCTTGCTAATTGATTCGTCAATAATATTTGGATCACTGTCCTTGAACCAATACGTAATACAGTGATGTCTTGTAAATGTGCCTTTATACCTATGTGGATTTCTTACAGATAGGTCAATTGCATAATATAAGATATCGAGTGGATCTGGATAACCATCCAGACCTCGCTCAATACCTAAAATATATTTGATTGGAATGCGATCTTCATTAATCGTTAAAATCATAATCGCTGTCGTCTTCAATTATAGAATCATAATCAACACCCATAGATGTATTGTAATTGAATAGCGGTTTAACTTTCTCTTCAATTTTTTGTAAGATCTCTTTTGTAAATACCTTATCTGTAAAGAATTCATTATTAGGTACCGTTTCATCGAGGTGTTTGCAAATCCAATTACGTGCAGTTTTCTTAGGAATCTTTTCGCCCTTTTCAATAATACCACGTGTAATACCGATGCTTTCCCAGTCAATATAGTTTTCAAGACCAACGTATCGGTTCATACCTTCCGTATAGTGTAGATGGAACTTGATCGGATTTGGTTTTGCAAATCTGTTTTTATTTGGTTTAGCCGTAACAATGATACCTGCTTTATCGCCAGCAGAATCTTTCAACTGTGCCTTATTTAAGAATAAGACAATTGATGCAGCATATTCTGGACCTGTACCACCACCTGCAACTTGACGTGAAATAAAGTCTTGTGTTTGGTATGTGTGGTTTGTAAATAGGAATGGAATCTTCAAGTCAGCCATTGGCGTCATAATGATACGGAAGATTGACTTCAAGATTTTTGAACGTGTCATATCTGATTTCTCAGAACCTGAACGTGCGTCTTCAATTTCTTTGGCAGTTGCAAGGTTACCCGCAGAATCAAGGATAATCATAATCTTAGGTACTTCACCACCAGCACGCTTTACTTCTTGCATTTTACCCGTGATTGTTGTAATAGAAGTACGGAAGTCTTGTACTGTGTTTACTGGTTGGTAATTAACCTTAGATACATCGATACCAAACTTCATCATCAAGTCTTTATCAACCGCTGCTTCTGAATCATAAAATACAACATTGTATCCCATTCGAATTGCTTCACGGACCGAGTTAAGAATCAAGAAAGTCTTACCAGTACCAGACGGTCCGGCGATTGAACATGAACGGTTGTTTGGCCATCCGCCAAATAGTGAACCTGAAACACATGCATTTAAATGATAATTGCCGGTGTCAATCCACTCGGTAACATCTGAAAATGTTGATTGTTCCATCACTGAACCCAATGGATTGATATTACTCAATTCAGCATTAAGGTCTTCAAATGTAAAAGATTTATTAGATTTCGCCATCTTTTTCTGTTTGTCTATATTGTTCTTTTTTACGCAATTCTTCAAGCTCTCTTAGCAGTTTTGCCGTAGCTTCTTCAAGCGTATTCATGTCATTTTGTAAACGATTAATCTCACCATAGATAAAGTGGTATCGCTCTACATAATACTTTTCTGCCGGGGTTAGATTCTCGTTATTATCCATATCAGTAAGCTGGACTATTTTGTTGAATGTATTCCCAAACCAATTTACGAACTTCATTACCAAATGTCATATCGTTTGGATTTTCTGAATGAAGTTTCAAAAGCTTTTGCATAAGCTCATTTTCTTGTTTATTCATAGCGTTATAAATTTGCATTATTAATTATACGAGTTAATCTTGGCTTTGTTTAAAAAAGCGCGGTGGAGTAAATAAGGTTCCTATCAATGTTGTGTAGACCAACAGCAGTTAACACCCTATTCATTGGATCGATAATACATTTTTCAAATTGTGTCTCATAGTCAACTGGTGGTGCAATCTCATATGGATGATCACCTGGAAGATACGCAAACATATCTGATAAGTTATTTGGATCAATTGAATGATAAATCTTTAGCTTTTCGCCATTGCCAATCATTCTGTATTTTGATTTATACTTCGTGTTATTATTGAGTAAGAAGTTATAATAACCCGCCGCTTTAACGTTTGGTGGACATTTCAATCCAAACTGGAATTCAATGTGGTCGTCAACAATGTATTTCTCAAGGTTGTTTGTACGACGGTTAAATGAAATATCATCCAGCTTAGCTAACTTAAACTCTTTCTTTGCATTCTTCAAAAACTTAACTAGTTTTTCTAATGTTTCAGCAGTTGGACCAGTTGGCTCCGTAAAGATAATCTTGAGTGCCTCGGCCAATTTCTTACGAGCAAATGTTGGGGTTGACGACTGGATAGTGTCAAATCCGATGGTCTTTACTCGGCTTAGAGGTTTGTGTCGCTGTGTCTTTGGAAGCTTATCATCCCATGCAATGTCTTGAATGTATTTCTTTTTAGACATCCAGATACCACCGTATGCAACTGTTTCAAGTTCAAATACAAGGAAGTTATCGGTGTTATTAGAATCTGCATATTTTTGCATTGCTTTTGTAATGTAATCATTCAAACGGGATTCATACAATGCTAAAATAAATGTATCAATAGATGGTGCATTTTCTGGATCTTTCCAAACAATAGTATTGTACAATTCATCAAACTGTACATAACAAGAATCTGTATCAATATAGATTACCGCGGGTTGGTGGCATTGTCCCTTAATTGATTGCACACCGAGTTGTTCATGGATTTGACGGTCTTTATGCCAGAAATCTTGAACATATTTGTTCAAGATTTGCTCTGAATATAAAATAGCGTTCTGACTTTGGAGGGTAATAGATTCGGCAATATCAATGTTAAAGAAGTGAAACCACTTATTACCAAATGCACCATAGATTGAGTTGAGGGTTACCTTTACGGCTTGCTCATAAGCAGTGTACTTGGCAGACATTGTTTCATAATGTTCCGCCAAGCGCTGCAGATCTTCTTTACTTAGTGAATCAATTGGAGCTTCTTGTAATTGCTCTATTGTCATTATTCAGCTGTTTGACAGGTTGCAATTGTGAGGAAGGTGTTAGAGTCATTTGACTTCATAACAACTTTATTGCCTGAAACATAAACACAGTATTCTTCGCGATCAAGTAGGTTCAAGTACTTCTTGTAAAGAGTTGCCTCTGAAGCAGAACCGTTAAAGCTTTGATTCGCCTGGTAATTATAAGTCTTACCTTTTACGCGGACTTCACTGTTAGATGCAGTGATTGAGAATGTTTCTTCTTTGTCAAGAGAGAATAGTGATTTGATTTTGCCAAGTGTATATGTGTCAAGTACAAAATCAAAGTCTGAACCTTCACGGTCAAAGATAGTTTGCAACTGTGCGTCAGTTAGGTCTTTGAAACCAAGTGATGGGTCTGAACACGCCAATGTGATTTCGAGTTCATTATTGAATAGACGCATTGAAGAGCACACAAAGTCTTCTTCATTTTCTTGGAATTCCATAACGGCTTGTACCTGGTCTGCATTAAACATTTTCAATGCATCAAGAACTTTGTTTGCATCAAAGAACGCAACTTTCAATTCTTTACCTTCTGGGAGTGCCTGAGAAATAGAGAAGATGTCTTTAATCTCTACTGTGTGCAATTTGACAGCATCACGTTGTGGTAGATAAACTGCAGAGGTAACTGCACCCGTGCGAAGTTTGAAATACAAAAACGTGTCAATAGCTTTTAGGCGGTTGATAAAATCAACAAAGCTATTTTGGTCAATGCGATTAATTTCTAATTTCATGTGGTATTTTTTTAAGTATAGTTATTGTATGTAAATAAATGTAAATGTTTCAAAAAAAGCGAAGCCGGGAAGTAGCGAACCCCCGGCCTCTTCCGTTAACTATAACGGTCCTAAGGGTGGCCATCACAGCCACACCCTCTTTATCCGTCGCAGCTTAAGCAATCTGGATCTGTTGCTCTCGTTGCAATATCACCTCTCAGTACAGATTCTGTTCGCATATAGTAAAGTGTTTTTACACCTTGCTTGTACGCTTCCAAGTGTACTTGGTTGATGAATTTCGGAGTTGCTTCTGTTGGGAATGCCAAATTCAATGAAACTGACTGGTCAATGTATTGTTGTCTAATACCAGCTTGACGAACAAGTTCCATTTGATTTAGTTCCTTGAATGTTAAAAATACATTCTTGATTGGCGTCCACTCATCCTTTTGAATGTCTGTTAGTTTAGCCCATTCTTTAGCATCAATATAAACACCCTTAGTTGAATACTTACCGTACCATTTATCAAGTGCTTCTATATCCTGGACTGAACCACCGTCAATAAGGATTTGATCCCAAATTTCTTTTGTATTAATACCTGCATGCGTCAAGAAATCTTCAAGAGTTGGATTCTTACGGATGAAAGTACCTTTAGCTGTTTGCTCAGTGAATACGTTAGCAGCCCATGGTTCAATACCCGGTGAAACGTTACCAGATAGTTTTGAGTTTGATACCGTTGGTGCAATAGCACGTAGGTGTGTATTTCTCATACCTGTCCCAACACACCAAAGTGGTTCACCAAATTCAGTGGCCATGTCTCTCGAGGCGCGTTCTGATTCAACTTTGATTTGTGAGAAAATCTTGCGAGTTTCAAACTGAGCACCCATTGAATCAAATGGAATATTACGTTCTTGTAAGTATGTATGCCATCCTAAAACACCAAGACCAAGCGCTCTACCTTTTTCAGCTGAGCGGACAGAGTTCTCAAACCCACGCATATATTTTGCACGAGTGATGAATTCTTCTAGCACACCGTCTAGGAACCAAGTTGCAGTATAAACAAGATCGGTATCTTTCCACTCGTCATACTTTGCAAGGTTGATTGAAGACAAGCAACAAACAAATGAGTGATTCTCATCAGTGTGAAGTGTAATCTCAGAACAAATATTAGTCATGTAAACTTTAAGACCATTGTTCTTGTATGCATCCGGATTTGCGCGGTTGATATTACCCTTGAACATAATGTATGGTTCGCCAGTCGCTCTACGCTTACGAAGAACCGCAGCCCAACGCTTACGTGCTTCTTTATCACCAGCTTCAAGCTTTTGCATAAAACCATCTGATACAACAATTGATTGGTGCATATTCAAGGATTGGCGGTTCACATCACCCTTAGGTTCACGAATCTCAAGCCATTCCCAGAAGTCACCGTGTTCAATATCAATATTAACAGCTGCTGCACCTCTACGTACAGAACCCTGGTTTGTTGCAAGGATTGATGAATCGTAGATTTTGATAAATGGTACAACACCGTCTGATGTACCATTCTGTGTAATCTTAGAACCCGCTGGTCTAATTTGATTTACACCAATACCCACACCACCGCCGTGTTTAGCAAGTAGCATCATCTCAAGATTCTTTGTACCAATCTCATGGATTGAATCACCAACGTCAATACCAAAACAAGAAATAGGTAAACCACGTTCAGTACCTGTATTTGAGAATACTGGAGTTGCAAGATTTAACCAACCTCTCCAAATATAATCATAAAACTTGCTAGCTAATTCTGGTCTACCAAGTCTTTTGGCTACTGTTGTTGCGACGCGCCAATAAGCGTCTTTTGGTGTTTCATCTTTAAGTAAATATCCTTTAGATACTGTCTTAACGTAGATTTCGGTATTACCCCAAATAGGGAAATCAACACCTAGTTCCCAGCCAAGCTCAGCACCGTAATTATGTATATCTGTCATAGTCTTTATATTAATCGAACAAATCGTCTTCGTCCCAGTTTTCGCCTTCACCAGCTTTAGAGTAGTCGGTTGGTCTTACCGCAAAGAAGTCAGTGTGTGTATGACCTCCAGTCAAATGGTAGAACCAATCAAGCGCTGCAGCTTGGTCTTCATTATAGTCAAAAACAGGATCAATGTTTAGCTCTGCAAGCTTTTCATTTGCTCTTTTTTTAATAAAATGTTTTAGGTCGTCCGCCTTCATATTTTCAAGATCGCCTAGCTCGAACATTTTATCAATATAGTTCATTTCCATTTCAACCATAAGCTTTGCAGCTTCAACCACTTCGTGCTTTACCTCACCTAAAAGTTCAGGATATTCTTCACACATATGGCGGAAAAGTTGGCAACCCATCTTTGAGTGTAGTGATTCGTCACGTACAGACCACTTCATTTGCTGACCAATGCCCTTAAGCATATTGCGCATTTGAAATGAATAAAGTACAGCAAACGATGAATACAATGCAACGCCTTCAGCAAATGCTGAAAAGATAGCTAATGAACGTGCGACCTGTCTACGTGCTCTTGCACTTGTTTGAAGATCTTCCCATGTCCAATCAGCTTCTGTATTCATCAAGAATTCAAATCTTGCAGCAGTTGATGGTTCATGTAAGAATGCTTTAAAATCTTCAAGTC